CAGATCGCAGAATTTTCTATATTGATGTTGGCAACCTTCCAAAAGGTAAAGCTGAAGAATATATGAAAGCTATTATGACTAAGCACCGTAATAAGTTGGTGTATGATGCTCAGACAGGTGCTATTCGTGACGATCGTAAGCATATGTCAATGTTAGAGGACTTTTGGTTGCCTCGTAGAGAAGGTGGTCGTGGTACTGAGATTACTACACTCCCCGGTGGTGAAAACCTAGGTCAGATTGATGATATCGTATACTTCCAGAAACAACTGTATAAGTCTTTGAATGTACCAATTAATCGTTTAGAGCAAGAAGCCCAGTTTAGTTTAGGTCGCTCTACTGAGATTAGTCGCGACGAAGTTAAATTCCAGAAGTTTATTGATCGCGTACGTAAACGGTTTTCAACAATGTTTATGGAGCTTCTTCGTACTCAATTGCTTATGAAGAACTTATTGACTAAAGATGAATGGAATGAAGTTAAAGAGCAAATTAGTATAGATTATTTGCAAGATACTCAATTTGCAGAATTGAAGAATGCTGAAATATTAAGAGAACGGTTGGCAACACTTAGAGAACTTGATGAGTATGTTGGAAAATACTACTCGTTAAATTGGGTACGCACAAATGTTCTTATGCAGACCGATGAAGATATGAAAGAAATTAGTGGTGAAATTGACCAGGAGTTTAAGGCTGGTGTATATGGAGATCCTAATGAAGGATTATAGGGGTAAGAAAATATGACACGTTACCAACTAATTAGAAATCTATTTTTTTATAAATAAACTATAACACCAAAGGAAATTGTTATGTCTGATAATGTAAGAGCTATGATTGATGCGTTACAGCAAAATGACATGGGTGCAGCAAATAAAATCTTTCAAGATGATATTGCAACACGTATGGCTACTGCTATTGACGCAGAAAAAGTAGGTGTCGCCGCAGCTGTGTTTGGCGACCCTGAAGAAATTGAGTCAGATGTTTCTGACGAAGAATGGGAAGCAGCTTCTGAAGAAGATATGGAAGGTGACGAAGTCGAACTTTCTGATCCAGAAGAAGATGACTATCAGGCTACTGAAGAAGAGCCTGTTGAGTTTGATTTACAGGCTTCCGAAGAGGAATAAGAAATGAAACTTATCTCAGAATACGTAGACCACGGTTTAGAGACATATATTGTCGAAGCTAAAGAAAGCGGAAAGAAGACCCACATGATTGAGGGTATCTTTATGCAAGCTGAAGGCAAGAACCGTAATGGTCGAGTCTATCCTAAAGCTGTGATGGAAAAGGCTGTAGATAAGTATGTAACAGAACAAGTTAAGACGGGCCGTGCTGTTGGTGAGCTCAATCATCCGGATGGTCCTACAATTAACTTAGATAAGGTTTCGCATCGCATTACTGCCCTTGAATGGAATGGTAATAATGTGATCGGAAAAGCCCAAATCCTAGAGACTCCTATGGGACAGATTGTGAAAGGTCTTCTCGATGGTGGTTGTCAGGTGGGCGTTTCAAGTCGTGGTATGGGTAGTCTTGAGCAAAGAGAAGGTGTTAACTACGTTAAAGATGACTTTATGTTATCAACCGTAGACATCGTTCAAGACCCATCAGCTCCTGATGCTTTCGTTAATGGAATTATGGAAGGAGTCGAATGGGTCTGGGATAATGGCATCTTGAAGGCGCAAGAAATTGAGGCTTATGAGACTGAAATCAAACGAACTCCATCTCCTCGGTTAGCCGAAGCACAGATGAAGATTTTTAAAGATTTTCTCTCGAAACTATAACACTTATATAAGGAGTGTCTAATGTCTGATCAATATGAAGATCAAAACGAAGAGATCGTTGAAGACATTGAGGCTGTTGAAGAAGCTGCAGAACAAACTCTTCCTGATGAAGAGAAGAAGTCTGTAGCATCAGTTGATCAAGCCTCCGATAAGACTAAGCGTCAGCCAGCCCGTAAGGGTGATAAGCTGAATGCGAAGGACGAACCGGCCCAACAGGGTAATGTAAAATTCAAAGAAGATCTCGATGCATTGGTAGATTCTGAAGCTACACTTTCAGAAGGCTTCCGTGAAAAGGCTGCTGTTATTTTTGAAGCTGCTTTTACTACAAAAGTTGCGGACGAAGTAGAGCGTCTGGAAGAGCAATATGAAGAGAAGTTAGAAGAAGCTACTTCACAGATCAAAGATGATCTAGTAGAGAAGGTCGATGGTTACCTAAACTACGTCGTGGAACAGTGGATGGAAGATAACCAGCTTGCAGTTGAAAACGGTCTCCGTACGGAAATCGCTGAAGACTTTATGGCTGCTCTGAAGTCTGTGTTCACCGAGCACTACATCCAAGTACCTGAAGCTAAGGTTGACCTGGTTGATGCACTTGCTGAGCAAGTAGAAGAACTCCAGGGACAAATCGGTAAAGTTACTGAAGACAACATCAAGTTGTCAGAGTCTGTACAGACTTTGAAGCGTGAAGCAGTTATTGCTGAAGTTTCTGAAGGACTTACTGTAGCTCAGGCTGAGAAGCTCGCTAAGTTGGCTGAGAATGTAGATTATGATTCAGAAGAGTCTTTCGCTAAGAAAGTCGCTACTATCAAAGAATCATATTTTCCTGCCGAAGAAACCGTAATTGCGGAAGAAGTACAAGAATCAGATGAAGGTGATACACCAGTTGTTTCATCTCCGTTGATGCAACAGTACCTCGAAGCTATTGCTAAATCACAAAAGTAAATATAGGAGAACTATAAATGTTCGGTTCTGAAACTATTTCTGAGAAGTGGAGCCCGATTCTCGAGCACGCCGATCTTCCAGAAATTCAAGACAAATATAAGAAAGCTGTAACAGCTGTTATTCTTGAAAACCAAGAAAAAGCACTTGTTGAAGAGCGTGGACAAGCTAACTTCTTGTCTGAAACTGCTGCTAACAACATTAGCGGTGGCGGCGTTGGAACTTGGGATCCAATTTTGATCTCTCTTGTTCGTCGTGCTATGCCTAACCTGATTGCTTATGATATTGCTGGTGTTCAGCCAATGTCAGGTCCAACAGGTTTGATCTTTGCAATGCGTTCTAAGTATGCATCAAATGGTGTTGCGCAGGCTCCAGGTAATGCTAACGAAGCATTGTTTAATGAGGCTAACACTTCATTCTCAGGTACTGGTTCACAGGGTGGTGGTTCATCATCTGTAGTGGGTGACGTAGTTGGTGCTGAAGTATCTGCGGACGCTGATACAGACAACGTTGAAGATGTATTTGGTGTTGGTACTGGTATGTCAACAGCTGACGCTGAAGCGTTGGGTAACACTGGTAATGCTTTTGCAGAAATGGGCTTCTCAATTGAGAAGGCTACTGTGACAGCTAAGTCACGTGCGTTGAAAGCTGAGTACACAATGGAATTGGCGCAAGACTTGAAAGCTATCCATGGCTTGGATGCTGAGTCTGAACTCGCTAATATCCTTTCAGCTGAAATCTTGGCGGAAATCAACCGCGAAGTTATCCGTACTATTAACGCTAAAGCTAAGCTCGGTGCTTTGCAAGACAACGTTACTGCAGACGGTATCTTTGATGTGTCTACAGACGCTGATGGTCGTTGGTCAGTTGAAAAGTTCAAGGGTCTGATTGTTCAGATTGAGCGTGAAGCTAACGTAATTGCAAAAGAAACACGTCGTGGAAAGGGTAACTTCATCCTTTGTTCATCTGACGTAGCTTCTGTTCTTGCTGCTTCTGGCATGCTTGACTATGCTCCTGCACTGTCTACATCTTTGAACGTAGATGATACTGGTAATACGTTTGCTGGTGTTCTTAACGGTCGCACTAAGGTCTACATTGACCCATATGCAACTGTGGATTACGTAACAGTTGGTTACCGTGGTTCTAACCCATATGACGCTGGTATGTTCTATTGCCCATACGTCCCATTAACAATGGTACGTGCAGTTGGTGAGAACGACTTCCAGCCACGTATCGGGTTCAAGACTCGTTACGGTATGGTTACAAACCCATTTGTTGGTTCTGTAGCTGCTGGTGACACCGGTGTTAACCGTGAAAACCAATACTTCCGTATCTTCCGTGTTGATAACATCATGGTACAAGTATAATCGGTAAGATTATTG